CCCGGCGTCGCGCTCGCCAACTACATCGGCCAGCTCAAGCAACAGCTGGCTGAGCTGACCAATGTCGAGAAGACCCTCGTTCGGGTCGGCCAACTGGTAGAGACCGAGATCTCGAGCGCAATGGCGGGTGCAGTCGGTGCGGTCGTCACCGGCTCTGGATCGGTCAAGCAAGTGCTGAGTCAGATGTTCGCCAACATTGGCCAAGCGTTTGTGAAGATGGCGACCGACATTATCGCGAAGCAGCTGGTGATGATCACCATGCAGACGATCTTGAAGGCGCTGGGTGGGGCCATAGGTGGCGGTGGCAGCAGTGTGGTGCAAGGAGTCGACGTGCCGGTGGCGCAGATGCCAGCCGGAATGGCGTTCGCCAAGGGCGGCATCATGTCCTCCAGCGGCCCGGTGCCGCTCAAAAAGTACGCCCGCGGCGGCATCGCCAACTCACCGCAGATGGCAGTCTTTGGCGAAGGCAGCCAGCCCGAAGCTTATGTGCCCCTGCCCGATGGCCGCCGCATCCCAGTGGCTATGCAGGCGCCAGCCAATGGCGGCAGCCGCATGCGCGACATGATGGGCCGCTCACCGGCTCAGGCGCCGTCGCCGGTACTGAACATGAACTTCCAGACCACCAATATCGGCGGCGTTGAATACGTCAGCCGCGACCAGTTGGAGTCCGCCATGGCTGAGACCCGCCGCGCTGCATCCCGTGACGGCGCCAAGCGTGGCATGACCATGACCCTTGATAGGCTGCAACAGAGCCCATCCACTCGTACTCGTGTGGGGCTGCGCTGATGTCTGTACCTTTCCCACAGATCAAGCCAAGCGGCCGCAGCTTTAAGCTCGGCAGCTTTCCGGTGAAGGCGTACCGGGCACTGTCCGGCGCAACAGTCAAGCGTGCGTTCGGCAACCGCCCAACAGGCTTTCAGCTGAAGCTTGAGTACGACAACATCTCCGACGCCTCGACCGAGCTATTGCTGGCTCACTACAACAACACCAGTGGCGGTTTTACGCGCTTCACCCTGCCCGACACGTTATTTGCCGGCATGACCAGCACGATGCGCGGCTACATCCAGGCGCCGACCAGCATCAAGTGGGAGTATGCCGCGCCACCTGACGTGCAGTCGGTCTACGTTGGCCGCAGTCGGGTGTCGATCTCACTGGTCGGGGAGCTTAGCTACTGATGAGCGAACTGCGGATTTGCCAGTTCTTTCGTCTATTCACGCCTCAGTGGATTGACAGCTATGGCGTGATACGACTTGGCCAGACTTATCGATACCAGAACTATTTCATTGGTCAGAGCGCATCGTTCCTAAGCCAAAGCTATGCGTTTGCGCCATTTAGAGCCGAAGGTGCGCTTGCCACGTTGAATGGCGACAATCAGCAGCTTCAGGTACTGTTTCCGCATATCGATTTTGCGCTGGTGCTGGTTGAGGCCGGCAATGGCAACAGACTGAGCGAGCTCCAGCTCACGACCGCTTGGCTAAACGCAGCCGGCGCCATCACCAACAGCACCACCGATCACTACATCGGCATCGGTGCCACATTCAACGAGACCACGATCGAATTGCGCTTCCGCTCGGCAATCGACAGTGTCGGCTCCAACTTCCCTAGCCGTACCTTTACCCGCGAGCTGGTAGGGCCTCTGCCGCTCAATGCGGAGCTATTCCTGCGATGAACGACCTTGTGGGCCTGGCGTACAAATGGGGTCACCGGCCCGGTGATGGCAGCGGCTACACCGACTGCTTCCAGTTGGTCTGCGAGGTGCGCGACCGGCTCGGCCTGAGCGACTATCGCGAGCATTTCGCCTGGGTGTACGAGCGCTACAACGAGGAGACCTTCCCGCGCCGCATGCTGGCGCGCTGGCTGCTGCAGCATGGCCGCCGTCTGCAGGCGCCATGGCATGGCGCTGTGGCGCTTCTGCCTGCTGCTGCCGGTGGTGCGCTGGGAATCTGTGTCGAGAACCGAGCGATCTTCATCGGTCCGGGGCAGAATGTCATTCAAGCTTCATTGCCGCAGGGCGTAGGGCGTTTCTTCTGGATGGTTCGATGACGCGGAAGCTCCTCCCCTACGAACATGAGCTGATCCAAGCGCTCAAGATCTCCAAGGAGGAGTACCTCGACTTCCTGTCGGCGCAGCACGATTTCACGCGCTCGCCTGAGGAGAAGCTGCAGGAGTTGCGCGGCGAGCCGGTCAGCATCGTGCTGGCGGTGGTCGGCATCCTGTTTCAGGTCGCGAGCATTCTGCTGGCACCCAAGCCGGAGCTGCCGGAGCAGAAAAATGCTCGCCAGCGCCGCGATCAAGTCTTTGCGCCTCGGTTCGGCTTCAACTCACAGCAAGAGCTGGCCAGATACGGCGATCCAGTTAACCTCGTCTACTGCAATACCGTCGACAATCCGACCGGCGGCGTGCGTGTTGCCACCTCGCTGATCTGGTCCGCTGTTCACAGTGAAGGCTCGAGCCAGTTCATGCAGACGCTGGTGGCGATCGGCGCGTCTGAAATTGCTCGCATTGCAACGGAACGGATTGCGTTCGGCCAGACTCCCATCCGTCAGCTGGCAGCCGGCAAGACCTGGGCGTATCTGGGCGCCAACCGCAATCTGCGGTTCTCTGATTTGATCCGCGGCGATGAGAGCGATCCGACGCGCATCGGCGAGGCTGCTAGCAGCATCGCCTACCGGCCGACGCTGATCGGTGACCAGCACTCAGATGGCTTCAGTCAAGCTTTCTCGCCCAGCACCATGACCAAGTTCGGCGTCTACGCGCCGATCCCGATCAACGTGGATTACGTCGACCGCGATGAGGACGGCGAGGAGAAGGACGCACCACTTGGCATCGAGATTGAAGGGCTAGAAAACTACTGGCCTTTGAGCGTGCTGAACGATGCGCGGCCGGTGGTGCCGGTTGGCAAGAAGATGACCTTAATCTTCAAGCGCATTACCTCTACCAGCAACGACACTGCACGCGCAGCCAGGGAATTGCGCCGCACACTGTCCAGCTACATCGATGCAGCCAGCACCTATAAGCTCGGCAGCGCGAAGTTCCGCGTTGCGGCACCGATCAAGAACGTGGAGCTGGAAGACGGCTCAATGCGTGTTTCGATGGAGTGCATCGAAGCCGGGATCTGCCCGCGAGAGGACTACGGCACCACAGACTTCAAGAAGAACGGCCGCGAAGCACAGCGCGAGATCATCCAGCTGCAGCTTGAAGTCACGGCGCTGAACAACCAGCTGCTGCGCAACGAACCAATCCTCAAGGAAGGCATTGGCACGAAGGTCACAAACAAGCTAGCCGAGATTCGCCAGCTAAAAGACCTAATCAACGATTTTGAAGACAGGAAATGGACTTCGGCTGAGTTAGACGATATTGCCAACAATGCCGAATTATTTGATCCCGTTGTTGTTAATTACGCTAACCAAGTAGACGGGTTGCGCGAGCAAAGGAAAGCACTTGAAAGCCTGATCGAGGATGAGCTTGACAAGCCAAAAGCTGACCGACGCAAAAGCAAAATTGAAGAGTGGCGCAAACAAAAACAAGATGTCAACCAGAAGCTAAAACGTGCGCAGGCAAAGCTGGGTCAGGCCGTTCAGCAATATGGCCTCGCTGACAGGGCGATCCCCGGCCGCGGCAAAACCCTCAAGCAAGAGAAGAAGGCGCTCAACTCCCGAGAGGAGCAGCTCAACAAAGAAATCGCCGAGCTGACCGCTGACGCCAACAACCTCAACCTCACGGCGATGACCGAGCGCGACAACGGCCTGCGCAGTCAGATCACGACCAAGCAGCAGCGCATCGACACGCTGGAGCGCTACCTCGAGAACCCCAATAGCTGGAACGATCACTTCAACACCAAATGCCTGGTGAAGATGGAGGAGGCCGGCTACGAGACCATCACCGAGTGCCGCGTGGTGGACTTCGCGCTGAAGGCCAAGGTGTTCAAGCGCATCCAGGGTCGCGCACCGAAATACGGCGAAGAAAAGGTCAAGAAGTTCCGCGACAGCGACAACGGCACCAAGGTGCGTGCGGCTTTCTTTTGGCTGCAGTACCGCCGCACCGGGCAGGAATGGACCCGGCTGCCCTACATCTTCGGCGTTCGCCGTGGCGCCGACGTGGACAACTTCATGTCGCTGAAATTCATCGCGGGCGACAACATCGGCAAATGGCAGTTTCGCTTCGATCCGATTGCCGAGCCGGCTGCCGAGATGGAGTTCCACGGCTTCGCCAAATTCGCCTATATCGAGAACAGCGGCGACGTACAGAAAATTTCCGGATCAGCCGGCGGCCAGTTCACTTTCCTTGGCAGCATCCGTGATCGGCAGGGCCTCAAGCCGCCGATCAACGTCAACCCCTATGAAGTGGACGAGTGGGGGCTATTCTCCATGCGCTCCGACACGCAGACCAGTTTCAGCTTTGAAGGTGGTCCCGAGTTCTCGATCAGCGCTGTCACGGAGCAGCGCATCGAGTCGTTCAGCACCTACCCCAACCTCTACCGCGGACTGACCCTGCTCGGCTTCAACGCCTACAGCGGCCAAGGCATCCAGGATCTGCGCTCGCTGTCGGTGTTCGCGCTGGAGGGCAAAAAGCTGCGCCGCCTGCGTGATGACGGCACCTACCCCGCAGAGCCGGACGGCTCCAGCAGCTACGCGCCCGACATCTTCCTCGACACCATCCTTGACAGCGAGAACGGCATTGGACGTTTTGCCAAGATCGCCGGCGTCGACCTGCAGGCATTAGCACTGGCGAAGCGCTTCTGCCGTGAAAATCAGCTCTTCATGGATTGCGTGATCGCCGAGCAGGTGCCGTGGCGGCAGTTCTGGGCAGAGGTTGCGCCGTTCTCGCTGCTTGAGCTTGGCCGAGTCGGTGGTCGCGAAACACTCGTGCCGGCCGTTCCCTGCGACGAAGCGGGCGTCATCACTCGTTCAGTCCCCATCACTGCACTTTTTAACCAAGGCAATATCTTGGAG